TTCGGGCTTGATGCGTTGCTCGAAATGGTTGAGGACACTTCCATTCAGTTGCCTGTGGTGATGGGGGAAAGTTTTTATAAAGAGGGGCAAGATATTTTGGCTGATTCCCGCGAGTTGGTACCGTTTTTGACGGGCGCCTTGTCTAGTTCTGGGCGTGTCCATGACCCTTACTATGTGGGGAACACGGTGGCTGTAGAGGTTACTTATGGCGGTTCATCTGGCGGCGGGGTGAATGTCAACTATGCGATCCCTCAGCACGAGAACGAAACCTTTGTTCATGCCGAGGGTAGGCAGGCGTTCTATTTGTTAGACCCGCTTCAGGAACATTTGCAGGGGATGGGTGTTCGGTTGTTGGCGAACGCTAGACATATCATTTCCCGCAACATTGCCCGACAAGTGCAAGAAGCCCAATCCGAAGAACGGGGCGAAGGGTAACACATGGCTATCTTGGATGCGTTGGCAATCCACCTTGCGGCAGAAGGTCAGGGGACGGTGGCGACAGACATTTTTCTTACCCGTACACCTGATACCCCTGACGCGGCTATCACTTTGTATGAATCCGCTGGTGTCGGACCTTCACAGGTTTTCGGGTCATCGGTCTATGCGATTGACCATCAGAGGATTCGGGTGGTTTGCCGAGCCGCACGGAACGATTACCCGTCCGCTAGAACTAAAGCAACCGCTGTCCGTAATGTGTTGGGTGCTGTCCGTGCTACAACCCTTTCAGGGGTTTCGATTCTTTCGATTCTGTCCACATCGGAGATTTATCCTGTGTCCCGCGACGGCGATGATCGTCCTCTTATCGGGTGTGATTTCACCGTATGGCTGGCGTAGACAACACCGAGATACCCGCTAACGCTTATGGCGGTGGGCTTTTAGAAGATAAAGAGCCTCGTTGTTGGCGGTGTAAGAAGATGCTCGCGATAACGGTGACTAGACCGTGGGTTATTATCTGTCATCGGTGTAAAGCAAAAAACGGGGCGTAGTCTTTGCCTTGACAGGCGATTTAGGGTAGGGTTTGGGGACGGTCAGATGAGCCTTGGGAAGGGCGAGTTGACAGGTTGAAAGAGAAAGCCCTGCGGGGTGACAAGTCCATCTTGTGAACACCTACATTCGGAGGTTAGCCGATGAAAAAGTTTTTTGTTGCCGCGTCTATAGCGGTTGTGTTGATTGTTGGTTTGGTTGTTGGAACGGTGAAATCGGTGGCTGTTGCCCCTGTGGTTGCTGTCGTTTCTGTTATCACTCCGTTGCCTGTCGTGACCGTAGCGCCTGTGGCTACGCCTGTTGCCCGCGTCTACAGGCATGGCGATGTGTCGTGGGTCGAGCCGTTGGCGCTCGCCGCGGGGTGGGAGCGGAGGCAGATACCGAGACTGTTACACATCATCCTCCGAGAAAGCGGCGGATGTCCCGACCGTATCGGCGGTTCGGTTGTCGATAAGAATTGCAAGTTCATCAGAATGTCCACGATGACTCATCCTTCGGATAGTGGACTTTTGCAGATCAATGGCGTCCATTGGAAGAAAGACCACGCCCAATATGCAGGGCTGATCTGTAAACGGATGGACATTTGCACCCAAGAACCTTTGCTTGATGCGTTCACCAATTTGAAGGCAGGCAGGTTGCTGTTCGATGTTGCAGGCTGGTCGCCTTGGTACATCCAACCCTCTAACTAAAGGGTCGTCTAGTAAGCCGTCGTGTCGGCGGAAGGTACTATCGGGACAGTTATTCGTGTCCTTGTGACCTCGGCATCGTCCATCCGTACCCTTGTGGTCAGGTCGGTATCGGGGTAGAGGGGCGCCCTATCAGGAGTTCAGATGCCGAAATATCTCGTAAAAGCAGGATTGGATTACCCGCCTAATCGTCGTGCTGAGGCAGGCGACATCGTGGATGACATCCCAGCCAAGTCAATCAAATGGCTTCGGGATCAAGGTTTGATCGAGCCAGCCGATGCGTCCGCCAAGGCTGAAGTAGTCAGTGATGTTGAAATCGACGAGCCAGTAGCCGTAAAGCCTGCGCCCGTTTCTAAGGTCGTCTATGCGACTGTCTCGGAGGATGAGTAATGGCTTTCATTCACGGTAAATCTGCTGTCGTTTTGCACGGCGCTTTCGATCTGAGTTCATTTTTGAACACCGCACAAGTGCAGTCCAGTGTCGCTTACGGTGACACGACCGCGTTCGGTGCTTCGGCGAAGGCATATATTGTGGGTCTTAAGGACGGGACTGTTTCGGCGTCAGGCATGTTTGACGGCTCCGCGTCAGCCGTGGACGAAACCCTTACAGCGTCTATCGGTTCGAATACTTTGTCGCCAGTAACCTTGGCTACGGCAGGAACGACTCTCGGCAATCGGGTCGCACTGTTGTTAGCCAAAACGACTTCATATCAGGTTTCGTCTCCTGTCGGCGATGTGGTTTCAGTTTCGTATGACGCTCAGGCTGACGGCGGAATCGACTACGGCGTTTCGTTAGCCGCTACCGCTTCGGTGAGTGCGACCACTACTGGTTCATCTTCAGACAACACGGTATCCACCGCTAACGGCGGTATCGCCCAAATGCATGTCACGGTTAATACCCGCGATGTGTCATCCATTCTAAAAGTCCAACACTCAGCCGATAACTCGGTTTGGGTTGACTTGGCAACATTTACCACGGTAGCAACCACGGTAAAAACTTCGGAACGAGTAGCAGTCGCGGCTGGCGTCACCGTAAACCGATACCTACGGGCAGTGAACACACTGTCCGCGGGGACAGGCGCAATCACTTATCAAATATCGTTCTCACGGAGGTAAATCATGGCATTCGTACATGGAAAATCAGCAACATTCAAGTTACACGACGCTTCAGCGTCTTTGGTCGATTACAGTCCTTATCTGAACAGCATTTCGTTCCCACGAAGCGTTGCCACAGCCGACACAACGACTTTCGCTGTATCGGGTTCAGCAAAAACTTACATCGTAGGTCTTTCAGATGCGACCATCAGCCTGTCAGGGTTGTTCGACGCGGCGGCTGACGCTACTTTGGCGGGTGTCCTTGGGTTCGCAACAGCACTCAACTTCGAATACGGACCAGCAGGTTCCACTACAGGGTTGGTCAAGTACACGGGGACATGTCTCATGACCTCATACCAGACTCAAGCCGCAGTAGGCGACGCAGTTCAAGCATCAGCAGACCTCCAAGTAACAGGGGCTATCACCCGTACAACTTGGTCGTGATGAGCCAACAGGCGCATCAGTAAACCACAAACCATAGGAGTAAACCGTGTCCCTTCGTGACCGCATATTTGCAGTAGATGACCTTCAACGCGAAATCCACAAGATTGAGCAATGGGGTTTAGATGTCGAAATCCGTGGAATGAGTGGTGCCGCTCGCGCCGCAATCATCCAAAACGCCGCATCCAACAATGGGACGCTCGACTTCGGGAAAATGATGCCCGAACTGGTCGTCTCATGCACCTTTGACCCCGTAACAGGCGAACAGGTGTTCGAGGAAAGCGACCTTGAAGCAATCATGACCAAATCGGGTGCCGCTCTAGACAAGATCACTACGGTCGCCATGCGACTGTCTGGCTTTGGCGACAAGGCTGTTGACGAAGCGGGAAAAGATTCCTCGTCAACACAGAACGGCGGTTCCTCTTCGATGTAGCGGAGAAGTTGGGGCGGACGGTAGCCGAACTTTTGTACGGTTCCCCCGCCCATCTCCCAATTACCTCTGCGGAAATAGTTGAGTGGGCGGCTCTATACAAATTGAGGGCTTACGAGGCGGAACAGGCACAAAGACCGTAGGAGGTGATTCATGGCAGAAGAAATGCAAGTTGGCATACAGTTCACTGCCAATACAGGGCAGGCTGTCAGTGGCATAAATCAGGTCGGCTCCGCCGCTTCGCAACTCCAGAATCAACTTTCCGCCACACATAAAAGTCTGACCGCTATCGGCGGTGTTGTCGGCGGCATGTCGGTGGCGATGATCGCGTTCGGCAAAAAGGCGTTCAATACCGCCGCCCGCGTATCTGAGTTGAAGGTTGCCATTGATGCGATAGGTGTGTCTACGGGCTTGGGCGCCAAAGCAATCCATGATGCCGCCCTAGAAATTAAAGGACAAGGCATTCAGATGGCGGTGGCACAAACAATGGCTATCGACTTCGCCAAAGCCAACATTGATGTCGCGCAAGCATCAAACATTGCTCGCGTCGCACAGGACTTGGCTGTTATCGCCCAAAAAGACTCTACGGACACAGCACAACTTTTGACCCGTGCGATCACTACAGGCAACTCGATGCTTCTCAAATCAGCGGGCATTACCGCCCAAGCATCAGAAGGTTACGCCGCCTACGCCGTCCAGTTACGCAAAAACGCCAACGACCTAACCGCCACCGAACGCCAGCAGGCAATGGTGAACCTCATCATGAAAGAAGGCACCCAAGTCGCAGGCGTTTACGAGGCGGCGATGCGCGAACCAGGGAAAGTTTTGCGGTCTATGCCCCGTCTGCTCAACGAGATTCAGGTTTCGTTCGGCGATGCGATTAAGGGAGGGTTCGGACCTGCTATCAAGGCGTCTTATGACCTGTTGAAAGCGTTCGCTGGAGCCACGGACGAGGGTGGCGCGTTCCGCCCGATCATCGACCAGTTAGGTATCGCGTTCAAAATGTTTCTTGCCCCCCTTACGGCTGGCATCAAAACTTTCTCGGCTTTCATTACGAACCTTGACTTAGGCAAAAAGGGGTTTGATGGGTTGGGTGTGACCATCTCTAAATATACGCCAATGATTTTGAGCCTCGCTACAGGGTTGTCTACTTTGGCAGGTAAAAACTTGTTGACGGCTATTGCTCCTGCGGGGCTACAAAAGTATTTGAGCATTTTGTCTCCAACGCTGATCGGTCTTGGGGTGTTGGTGTTAACGAACGAAAAGTTGCGGGGGAGTTTCGTCAAAATCTTGGTGGCGTCGAAGCCTTTGTTTGATGCGTTTATGAAGTTGGGTGCGGCGACGGCGATAGTCGCGCAGACAGTATTGGATATGGCGGCGGGGTTGGCGGACGGTTTGGCTGGGGCGCTGGCTCCATCGATCACCATGTTGGCGAATATGGTCAACGGTTTGGCGTCGTTGGCGGCGATTTTGGCGAGCAACAAAACGGTGGTGATGGCGTTTGTGAGTGCGATTGCGGCGTTCGTAATTATCCAAAAAGCAAAGTCTGAGTTTGGGCTGTTTGGGCAAGTGATTTCTGGGGTCGGCGGTCAGATGAGTACCGTCGGACAAATCTTTGCTTTAGAGTTCAAAAAGATTACGGCGTCTAGCGGGTCGGCGTTGACAGGTTTGGCGGGTGCCGCTAAGTACACCTTTGGGGGCATGGCGGCGACCTTTAAGGCGTCCATGATGTCGATGGCGGCGTCTCTCGGACCGATGCTTCTAATTACAGCCGCAGTGTTCGTTGCTGTCAAAGTGTTTACGATGTGGTCTGACGGGCAGAAGGTTGTCAAGGAACGCACCAAAGAGGTGTCGGATGCGATTAAAGAACAGGTCAAGGAATTAGGCAAGAACAATGAGGCGTTGGGCTTGTACCTGCAAAATGTGAACGGTCTCAGCACCGCGTTGACAGGGACAGGTGAGCAGGGTACCAAGTTGACGCTCGCGCTTCACGCGGTCGGTTTGGAAACAACGGATGCCGTCGCAACTCTCATGAAGTTCAAAGATAATGCGTTAGAAGTGTCTGAGGCTCTGTCAAAGGCAAGCGGCTTTACGGCTGGACAATCAAAGGGCATGGCGCTATTCGTTACGCAGTACAAAGGCGCAAGCGACGAAGTTATACGCGCCGCTTTCGCGCAATATGAGTTTACTGGTGCGATGAAAGCACACACTATCGCACTAATGGCGCTTCACGCCGTACAGCAACAAACGAACATCGCTGACATGGTTAAGGTTGCCTTGGATGCCACCTCCGCTATCAGCAAAGAGACCGCCGCAATAGTCCGCAACACGAAAGCACTCGTCGAAGCGGAATATGCCACCAGTGGCGTGATCGACGAAGATGCGAAGTATCTTGAGATAAACAGGCGGGTGGGCATCGCTATCGCGGCTGTGGCGGCGGCTCAGGATAAACAAGTAGAGGCTTTCACAAAAGGTCCAGGTCCTGTCAGCGGGATGATCGACCGTCTGAAAGAGTTCAAAGCCGCCAACGAGGGCGTGATACCGACCGTTGAACAGTTGAAGTCATCGATAATGGGGTTGACGGCTTTCAACGAATACACGGACAACAAACTGATTTTTGAGCAACGCAAACAGTTGCAAGGTTTGGTAGACGAAGTTGGCGCGGCGAAGGGAAACTTTGATTCTTTGACTGCGGCGGGGGTCAATTTGGCGGACGCCATCGGCGAAAACGCCGCCAAAATGGACAAACTTGGCAAGTCGTCGGCAGATGTCGCCGCGCACACAATGGTAATGATCGACCGTTTCGCTGAAGCGGCAACACAGGCGAACTTCACCAAGGCAGAGATTTCGGCGATCATTGAGGCGATGGGCTTGCTGGACGGCTATGAAGCCAGAATCAAAATCACGCTTGACATAGCAAGGTTCACGGAACAGTTGAAAGCGGTCGTTGCGGCAATGGGGGCTGTCGCGGGAACCGATTCTGATTGGGCTTCAAACCTTCAACGACAAGCGGGCGGGCTACGGGAGCGCATTAAGGAATTAGAGGCAATCGCGACCGCATACGACACCATCAACGGAGGCATGAAGCGCATCGTCCCCAACACGAACGCCGCGAACGCCGCCGCCAACAAGTTAGAGAAGTCGATGGACAAACTGCGGACGGCTATCGTCAAAGTGGTTCAGGACGCCTTAGACGAGGCACAGAAGAACCTAGATAAGTTGAAAGGAAAACTGGACGCCCTCACCTCCGCTACAGACAATGCGATCTACGGGTCACTAGATTTCGCTGGGGCGCTCGCCAAAGCAACCCAAACCGCTGACGAAGCAAACGCCAAAATTGATGCCCTCAAAGAAACACAGATAGCGTTCGCCGCCTCTGTCGCCGACTCAATCATGAACACCCTGTCGTTCAGCGATGCGTTGAAGTCGCAAGCCGATTTCGCTGATCTGGTAACGAAAGCCAACGACGAGGTGACGAAAGCCAATGAGGGCGTGGTTGACGCTCAACTAAAAGCGGCTGACGCCCAGACCGCCATTAACCAAGCGTATGAGGACTTCGATAATGCACGGGGGCGTAAACAGACTTACGCGGCTATAGACGCCATCAATAAGGCTATCTTGGACGCCCAAAAGCCTGTATCTGAGTTGACTTTGGCTCAGCAGAAGTTGGCTGATGCGACTGCCGCCGCCGTCACACAGCAGGCGAAGCAAATATCGTTCCTTGATTTGTTGCAGGCTCAGGCTGATAAGGCTAAGGGTTTCGGGGCGAAGTTGTCTCAGTTGGTTGGCTTAGGTTTGACCCAAAAAGGTTTCGAACAGTTGGTTGCGGCGGGTGCCGAGGCTGGGACGAAGATGGCGGATGAGTTGATTGCGGGCGGGACTGTTGCTGTGTCTCGGACTAATGCGTTGTTTGAGGACATCGCGTTTGAGGCGACGAAGGCTGGGAAACTTGCTGGGGACAAGTATTTTGACATCGGTAAATATGTGGGTGTCGAGTTCATTACGGCGTTGGCGGCACAGGCGAAAGATGTTGTTAGGTTCTCGGACAAGGTTAAAGAGTTGTTGGCTCGTGGGCTGTCGGCAGAGAACATTATCCAAGTTTTGAACGCTGGTGTCGAGGCTGGCACAAAGATTGCTGATGCGTTGTTGGCTGGCGGTAACGACCAGTTGATCGCTGAGGCGAACTCGATTAACAAGAATCTGGAAAAGATTTCAACCGATCTGTCTAAGCAGTTGGGCGACCATTTTTACGCGACAGGCATTTCGTTGGGTGAGCGGATTGTCGCAGGTTTGAAGAAAGAGTTGGAGCGTCTCGCCGACACTCTGCCTGACATCAAAACTGTGGCAGAGTTGCAAGGCATCCTTGACAAACAGCCAGCGACGGTCGCAGGGATAGTTGCTGGTGCGACTGAAGCCGCCAAGTCGCCCGTGACACCGAGCGCGAAAACTGGTTTGTATGGCTCGTTTATGCAAGCGGTTCGGATTAAGCACCCGAACAGCCCTGCCTTCTTGGGCGATACCCCTGTGAAGGATGCGAAAGCACAGTTCCCAGCCCTGTACGCCCAATACAAGGCGGCAGGTTTGGCGTTGGCGGAGGGCGGAATCATAAAATCGCCCATGATTCGTTTACTCGGTGAGGCGGGTCCAGAGGCAGTAATCCCTCTCTCAAAAATGGGGGACATGGGTGGCGGGACGACAATCAACTTGACGGTCAACGCAGGTTTGGGTGCGGACGGGCGTGTCATCGGAGATGTCATCGTGAACGAGTTGATTAAGTATCAGCGTCGCAACGGCAAAATACCTGTAAAGACTCTCTAATGGCGCAGGTAATGCCTTGGGGTGGTACCTACAAACTTATCGGCGAACTGTCCACGCCGACGAACGCTTTCACACTCGACAGCGCATCGTTGGGTGTGTTGGACGGCAACAATTATCTGAACGGGCGCGTAACCGACGATTTAACTGACCGCGTTTTGAACATCGAAATCAGCCGCGGGCGTAATGACCAGTTCACAGATTTTCAGACTGGCACAATGACTTTGACCCTTGCGAACAATGACCGCGAACTTGACCCCGTGAACCAGTCATCAAGATTTTGGGACCCTGTAACTTACACTTCAGGGGTTACGATCCGCCGAAAAATGACTTTGTATTATGGGGATACACCCATTTTCACTGGTCGGATCGCGGATGTGGACATCGCGTATGAACCAACTTCGTCGCCGAATACCCGTTCCACGGTGGTAATCGATGTCGTGGACGACTTCAACCTTTTAGCGAACATATATTTGGAGACATATAACCCTACTACCCAGTTGTCAGGGGCGCGGGTGAACGCTATTTTGGCGCTTGCCGAAGTCGCCTACGCGGGTGCCACCAATATCGCGGTTGGAACTATCTCCTGTTTGGATGACCCTATTGCCGATCAGACACGGCTGTTGGATGCGTTGCAGGCTGTGAACGCGACTGAGCGTGGGAGCATGTTTTACGAGGGTGACGGGACATTGGTGTTTACGAACCGTTTGACAGGTTCTCCTGTTTCGCCGAAAGTATTTGCCGATGACGGCACAGGACAGTCCTATGCGACGCAATCCATTGTTTACGGGCAAGAAAACTTGTTTAACCGTATCACCGCCATCCCTATCGATTCTCTCACCCCAGGGTTTGCGGAAGATTCGGCTAGTCAGGCTAGTTTCGGGATTTTAGGCATGTCTTTGAGCGGACTGTTATGTTCGGACGCTGTTGCACAGACTTTAGCAGAATACATTTTGAGCCTGTTCAGCACTCCTTCATACCGTTTCGACCAGATGGGCGTCGTTTTTGTTGGAAACAACATTTCGGTTGCCAATCAGCAAACGATCATAGATTTAGAGTTGGGTGACGCAGTGCGCGTCGTCAAAACTTTTGCTACAGGTTCACCAACCAAGATATATCAGAATGTGGTGATTGAACACATCCAACATTCGATCAGCCCTCAGCAACACAACATCAGTTACAGGTTTTCCCCCGCATCTTTCACCACCTATGCGAAGACCGCTACAGGTTCAGGTACAGGTTCGGCGGCGGCTGACGGATACAAGATTGTCCTCAAAACGGCTTCAGGCACAGGCGGGGCAACCGCAGGGGATGAGGCGGTTGGTCTGCATATCGCGCCACGGGACGCCACAGGCACGGGTACAGGCACACAGACCGCTGAAGGGCTTCACACAGCCATCAGGACGGCTACAGGGGACGGTTCGGCTACCGCAGGGGATACCGCTATCGGACTCCACATCGCCCCTAGAACGGCTACGGGAGACGGCACAGGGTCATCTACCGTCACGGTGCTTCACACGGTCTACAGGGACGCCACAGGCACGGGTACAGGCGGGGCGACGGCACTCAGGTTGCTCACAGCCTTCAGCACCGCTACAGGCACAGGCACAGGCGGGGCGACGGCTATCGGATTGCGCATCGTAGATAAGACGGCTTCAGGTTCAGGTGGGGCTACCGCGGGCAGTGCCGCAAGCGGTGAAGTCAAATATCTGATGATTTTGGATGATGCGACGGCAGGAAAACTAGATGTCTCAATTTTGGCTGAGTTCGGTCGATACAACAGAACAGCCACAGGGTCAGGGGCAGGTTCAGAAACGGCTATCAGGTTGCGGATCGTTCCTAGAACGGCTACAGGGGCGGGTACAGGCTCCGCGACGGCTGTTGGCGCGACAACCCTAGCCCTCATTTTGGATTCAGCCACAATGGGTCTCCTCGACACAAATACCCTTGACGCAAACAAGGTTAGGACGGCTTCAGGTTCAGGTGGGGCTACCGCAGGCGATACGGCTATCGGCTCAACAAGCCCCGTCGTCATTTTGGACTCAGCCACACTAGGTCTCCTAGATACAAACACTCTCGCCGCGTGAAACTAACGGGCGGTTTATCTCATGCGTTTGACAAACAACAATAGGATGGCAGGTACTTATGGCTCGTAAAATTGACTGGACAGCAGGCGATGTTTTAACCGCCGCACAAATGTTGGCGCTACAAAACTCGGTATGGCAAGACGATGTGAACGCGCAGGTCGCCTCTTACACGCTCGTATTGACCGACCAAGGAAAGCAAGTGACGATGACCGTGGTGGGGGCGAATACTTTAACCGTTCCCCCTAATGCGTCTGTCGCGTTCGTTATTGGGACTCGTATCTTCATTTACATGATGGGCGCAGGTGTCACAACACTAACTGCGGGCGCGGGTGTAACACTTTCATCGGCACCATCTCTTGCTATGGCGCAATATCAGGTCGCCACTTTGACGAAAACAGCAACGAATGTTTGGGCTGTATCGCTGTCGGCTGGCGCATCAGTCGCCGCCACCAATTTCAGTTCTGACCAAAACATTCTGGCAACACAAGTGTTCGGATAATCAGGTAAGCAATCAATTCTAGGAGATAACAACTATGGCTACATTCAGCAAAATAAGATTGTCGGGCGGCGTAGACGGGCTACCAGTTTTGGTTGTTCAAACGACAACCGCAGGCACCTTGATCCATACGGCTCATGCGACAGACCAAGACGAAGTGTGGCTATATGCCGTCAACACGCACTCGTCTGCGGTTGTTTTGACGGTCGAGTTCGGCGGCGTGGCGACCAAAGACCAAATCAAGCAGTCGATTGCGGTTGCCCCGTCGG